AGGAAGAAAGACTTTCTCCTGATTACATTTTTTACAAGCTGGTACCATATTCTTTGTAATTGTTTCTCCACCGTTGCATTTAGGTTTAACATGATCGAGTGTAAGTTGATTAATTTCATAAGGGTTTCCACAATAAACGCATGTACAATTGAAGTGCTCTTTAACAGCTCTTCTCCAGAGCTTCTTAGCGTCAGGACTTGTCATGGTTATTAAATTGTATAAGTAATGTTTAGGAGTTGGTAGTAGGGGTGTCACGCTTTTCCTCTATTTCTGGCTCTGTTTTTTGCTTGGGCTTCGAGTTTGGTGCCTCCCTTTTTTTTATGGGAGACATCCAACTTATCACCATTGCCATAAGTTCCTCTGCGTCTGTTATCTTTGTTTAAAGCAGTCCGCTTACTTATTTGTAAGCTACTGCTATTAAACTTTTTTTGATAGGCATTTTTTTTAGCTTTTGCCTTAGGGTTGGCATTGTAATATTTAGTACTTTCTCTTGCCATTACCTTATCTAATTCCTAAACGTGGAGGTTTTCTTTTAGGTGTTGTTGTTCGTTGATGGCGTATATAAGCTGATCTGATATCATTAGCAGCAGGAGATCTGTGAGGATTAGTAGGAGGTTTAGGTGTCGGTCTAGCAGGAGGTTTAGGTGTCGGTCTAGTAGGAGGTTTTATAGTATTAACAGGAGGTTTACGTGTCGGTCTAGTAGGTTTGCGTGGTCCAATGGGATCACCATGAGGAGCTGGCGGTTTAGGAATAGGTTTACCTAAATTTTTCTTAGGTGATTTTGATTCAGAAGCTTTTTTATCAGCCTTATACTTTTTCGTTGCTTTCTTAAATGTTTTATTCCATTGCTTCGTTGCTCTCTTAACTCTTCTATTAGATTGCCTTGTTTCTCTATTCGTTTCTCTCTTCTCTTTTCTTTCAACTTTCTTCGTTGCTCTTTTCTCTATTCTTTCAGATCTCTTATCTGCTCTCTCAGATTTCTTCGTTGCTTTTTTCTTTGCACGATAAAATTGTTTTAAAAGAGATTTCGTACTCTTAGATTTACGGGCTTTAGGTTTAGTAGGTTTGTTTAATGCTATTCGCATGGAGTCTCCGTTGTACAAGGTCAGGATCAATTTTAGGCATTACTGATGCCAATTTATCCAGTGGATTACCTTCATAAGCAATACCACTGATATCATTTTTAACTAGCCAGTCACAGGCTGCTTTTAATTCGTGAGCGGTAGCTTCACCACTCTTAACTCTTTTAAGGAATTCAGTTGTAACAAGGTTATGTAACTCGTTAAACTGATCTTCCGTAGCTTTTTTAGCCATTATTTATTAGGTTGTATTGGGCAATTGTACCTTTTATTTTTCCAAGGAAGTCTAAACTCATCCAATGGGGTACAATTATTTTCTAAATACTGCTTTTTTAAAGCTTTCTTTTCTTTTTCATACTTAACTATAGGGACGACATCGTTACACATGCTATAAACACGTGTATTTTCAGCTAACATAAAACCCTTCTGTTGGAGTTCAGCACATTTGAGCACACGAACTAGCTCGTAATCAAGCCTCATCTTCTCTTCTTGTCTTGCAGCTATACGTCTGCATTGTGCTAAACCCTTACGGTCTAATGGAAACATAAAATTTATCTGTCCTCCCCAGTTTTCAGCTACTGTATAGCTTCTCTGGCTCATCTCTTCATCAAAAGGGACTGTATGATTCCCCATATAGAAGGGACTGAACGTCATTGTAGGGCCATTACAGCTTACTCCAGAGCCATAGTGCTGCCTTGAAGGTGCACCATTGTTCTGGAATTGCACAGCTTGATTGGTTACATTTCCAGTAGCTGCTGCAACGGGATTAGAGACATTTTGAGTCTCTGGTTCTGATGCTTTTATAGGAGTTATTGAGAAAATACTGATAAGGAGACAGTAGTAGATTCTGTTTCGATAGTCCTGTCTACCTCTATTAATTCTATTATTTGACTTGCGGCTCTTGTTACTACCTCTAGCGAGAAGTCTGAACCGGGAGTTGTTAAAGTAAAGATTGAATCTTCGTCTACTATCCCTCCAGAACTTGCCGAGGTATGGGTTATGTTGTCCCCAGACCATTTGCTTAACGCTGCTCCATAGGTGGTTGTTGTTATCGTTTCTGTTATATCTTGAGTTGTAGTGGTTGTACTATTCATTGACCCCTGAGTGAAATTAGGGGTTACAATTTCTGATCTAACTGCTGTGGGTGATGCCAGCATTAAGAGTAATAACCATTTTTTCATTTTTTAACTGTTGTTTCACTTTTAGGTTTTTTACCATTACCGTTACCAGTAGACAAACCAAAGGTAGCTAAGGCTCCAGTAAAGATACTAGCAGGGAAAGTTATATCCCCACCCGGGCTTTTCTTAAACATAGGTATTTCTACGTAGTTTAAAGTGATGATAAATCCACTCCAAATGACTACTCCCAGACGCACCATTGCACCTAAGATTACCATCTGTTCTTCGTGGTCATCTACATTTTCTTTTAATTTACCGAAGAGTCCTTTTGGCTTTTCTTCTGTTGTTTTTGCTGCTTCCATTTATCTACTTTTTTCTGTAGGAATTTTTGTACTTGTTTCTTGATCTTGTCAAAGAAAGGTGTAGCAAGAGTGGTAGTGGCTACAGCTGCGACAGCTGCATAGGTTGCAGTAGCTACAATTTCTGCAGTTGGTAAGGGTAAGTCAATATCAATAACAGGTAGTTTTACTTTCGGTTGTTCTGTTTGTACTTCTTCTTTTTCTACTCCTTTAGGAGATTCTAAGTTACTAGGGGGTATAACAATAGGTGGAAAGACTGGCATATCTGCCGTAGGTGGTTCTAGAGGGATACTAGGTATATCTAAAGCTTTTGGTAGTTGAGGTTTGATGGATGGTATTTTCACGTTAACTGATTTCAGTTAAGTTAAATTTATATTTTTTATTGTTAGATCTATTTATAAGGAATAAATCATCGGCTCCTTCTTGCATTGTCCATGAGCCTGTAGTTCCATCAACATCATTTGCAGTACCTCCTACATTAGATAAATTAAGATCACCTATATTTGAGACTGTTGCATATATATTTGCCCATTTTTTACTACTTGATCCTAGATCGTCTGTATCATTTACTGTTGGTAGTATATTACCTGTTACATCAATTCCAGCACCAACGTCTAAGTTTCCGATAACATCAACATGTCCATCAGAGTTTACTGTAAGTCTAGCTGTATTTTGAGTTTTTAATTTTATGGGGGCTGCGTCTACACTACTTATAACCAAGTCTCCTGTTCCTCTATGCAAAACTGATGAATTAGTATTCGCACCAGTTTGACCTCTTTGAACCCTCATACCATAGGTGGTATAAGTTGTATCACCAACTAAATCTATATACGCATAACTATCACCTGTTGCACCATCACCAATATTTATATAAGATGATGTATCTGTACCTGAACCAACGTCTAATTTAGGAGTATCTAAGGTTCCTGTTACCGTAACCCCAGAACTACTTGTTTCTAGTTTTTTATTACCATTATGATATATGTCTACAGACCCACCTTTATTTGCCTGAATCATAACCTTTTCATTATCAGCAGCTATACCAGATGCCAGCTTAATTAAAGTACCATTGGTATCTAAAATTAGACTACCTGTACCTTTTTCTTGTATGTATGAGTTACTTGCATCATGGAAAATTGATAAATCGTTTCCATTACCAAATCTTATTTTAGCATCATCGTTATAATCAACTCCAACACTTCCACCTAATGAAGCCCATGTCAAACCACCAGTATCACCTGATTGTTTTGATAAAAATTGACCGTTAGATCCAGCATTACTAATCTTTAAATTAGCTTCATCAACAATGTCATCAGCAATAATTGTCGCACCATCAGCAGTAGATGTTACTTCTCCACTATGGTTTGGGTGTGTGTAATTGTTAGCAGATGTAGCTATACCATCTAATTTTGTATGGTCAGCATCAGTGAAAACATTTGAATCAGAAGCACTTTCAACTAATGTTCTGATCTCTGCAGCTGTTTGATCAGCAGTAGCTGAAGCCTCTATAGCATTTAACTTAGAATGATCTGCGTCTGTAAATACATTTGAGTCAGTAGCACTTTCTACTAACGCTCTTATCTCTGCAGCCGTCTGATCATCCTTAGCTCCAGTATCTATACCATCAAGTTTTGTACCATCTGCTGCTACGTCTCTACCATCTACAGTTCCTGAAACAGCTATGTTTCCAGTTATATCTACATTAGTAGTTCTAAAAGAAGTTATTTTAGCATCTATACGTCCTTCAATAGCTTTTGTAGTAGCTACCTTTGTATCATCAGATGTATGCCAAGTCTCAGTACTTATTATGGTTTGATCACCTGTCTTCCAAGCGTTTAAAACCTCAACGTTAGCCTCTTGAGTTATATATAAATTTTGTAGAGTGTTATCGTTTAAATCCTCAGCTCTTATAACTGAACCTGCATAAAAGGTAGCTTTAGGAGTAGTAGCAGAAGTGCTTCTATAGATCCTAACAACTTCAGTATTAGCAGGTTTATCGTCATCATTGAATCGAATTGTTATCCCATCAATGATCGAGTATTTCGTTGTAGCTTGTTCAGCTCCATTAACACTAACTTTAATATCAGTGCTATCTAGATATGGGAAAGTAAAGTTAAAATCAGTTTGAGTCCCATTTGCTGTAGCTGTATTTTCAATTGTTACGGTCATTTTAGAAGTCTAATAAACGTCTTAAGTCCTCTTTTGTTTCATTTGCTTTTAAAGCTTCTGGCATATTACCTTGTCGTAAAGCATTTTTAATCCTAGTATTCTGCACTCCTACTTGTGAATACTGCGAATGGTATCTTTCCAGTGCAGAACAAGCATACTTCATAGCATTTCTATGGATTCTTGACAACTCTTGGTGTACGACCAGTTCTCTAAGTGGATAATCTTTTTGCTTTTTCAATCCTCTATCTCGTTTATATTCCTTCATTTTTCTACTCCAAAAACCATCTTCTGAATTCATCATACTTTCAATTTGACCAGCTAAATTCATATTTTTAGCTATCCAGTTATTAATCCAATTACGATCTTCAGGACTTAATAGTTCTTTAGTGATAGGATTGGTTCTCATACTTTGTACATTATCCCAACCTGTACTAATTAACCATTGCCTCCATGGTTCTATATCACCATTAGATTTACCAAATGGTAAGAAAGCATTAACTGCTGCAGTAAAAGGTTCTTGAAATCTAATCGGTTTGCCTGTATATATATCTAATTGATCTATCAAATCTGGAGGGTTTAAAAACTTCCATTTATTAGACATTAACGAAGCCCAATCATTTTCTACATCTTTTAATTGTGGAGCTATAGCTTGATTTAAAGCACTTCTTATACCAGATGGTGCAAAAGGTATTAAAGAATCTGCTTGAGCAACAATAAATCTATTAAATGCACCTTCATCTCCAGAGAACATAGATACTAATGGTTCCATTCCACTAAGGAATGTTTTATTAGCAACGTTCATACTAATAGAAAATGCTATCTTTTGATATAATTGTTCAGTTAATGATTGGTCCACACGGTTAGAGAAGTATACTGCATCTCCAACAAGACCCAGTAATGAATCAAAGGGTTCAAATCCTTTATAACTATGCCATGTTCCAGTGATAGGATTCTTAATAGAATTAGGTTCCCAACCCATGCTAACCATACGCTTACGTTCACCAGCACTTTGAGGACCATTACCAGTTAAATTACCTTGTAATGCCCACATACCTGCACCTGTGACTACAGCAGCACCCATCAATTGACGGCCAATGTATTCAGATTTAAGTGTACGAAATGCATCATCACTATTTTCAAGACCATGTTCCATCAATACTTCAGCTATTTCCTGTTTAGTAGAAGCTGTGAATACCTTACGAACCTTAGTTTGAAAAGGAATAAGACCACTACCCGGAGTAAATGTCCAAGATAGATTTAAAGCATTTAAACCAGTTCTAGGAAATAAGAATAAAGATTTTGCAGCAGGAACTGTTTCTAATATTGTATTAAGATCATTCGCTAACTGACTGTCTAAGTTAAGTGCTATCTCTTGAGATGCATGTTTAGCTGCCTTATCTGTTAGTAATCCAGTATGATCAAATGCTTGGCTATATAATCTCTTTTGTAATTTATCAAAAGCTTCGGCACTAAACGCACCATTTGTTTCTTTCATTAAGATATTATATGCTTTAGCTCTAGCAGAACCACTAGCCATTAATGAGTTAGTAAAACCATCAATAGCATACATAGCATTAATACCCCATCTAACAAATGGGTTGTTATTGTACCATGATAAACCTTTAGCTATATTCCACATAGCTACTTTACCAGTATTACCTTCAGCTTTCCAAACTTCAGACATAGCTTCTAATGCTTCAAAGTTATCCATCTTAGCTTGGCGTAGATCTGCACGACCACGCATCATAGCTTCTTCAGGGCGTGACTTAGCTAGTCTCCATTCCTCACCCATCACTTTATAAGCACGTTGAAAGTTCTCTTGAATACCACCATAAGTCCATAAGGCTTTTCTAAATGTAGCTGTATCTCCTGTAATTCTAGCACCAGCTAATACTGTAGCGGGTTTAAATGCAGCTAACATAGAGTTACCTGTTAATGCTCTTAGTGGTGCAAGTCCAGATAGAATATGGTTATATCGTACACCTTGTAAACCTTTAACAATTAAACTAGGTACTTGAGGATTACCATCATAAAACGCTTTCTTTAAAAACCCTACGTTTTCTTCAGACCATCGGTTTAGTTTATATATTTGATCTACTTCACCGTTAGTAGCTTCCATTGCTAATGCAAGTGGTTTAAGATATTCAGGATTATTTTTAGCAATTGTTTCTAAAGTTTGATAAAACTCTTCACCTTTATGTTGTGCAGCTTTTAAACCTTTAGCAAAATCAGTATTCTGATCCATAATCCAAGACTTTAAAGCCGCTGGATTTCTAGACATTGTAAGTTGTTTATACTCACCGACTTTATTAGATATATACTGGTTAGCTCTGACTTCTCTACTTAAAAGCCTAAGCTTTTCAGCAATCATTTCTTGTTGCCTACCTGTTATTGCTACATCACCAATCAATCCAATTGCAGATGCTGTATCAGCAATTGTACCTGCTGCTTGGTTAGTAATTAAAGCAGACGCTCGCATTACTTTAGGATTATATACCTGTTCAAATGCTTTAATAAAAGCTTCATTAACAATACGCCACTCTTGTTGGCCCATGTAATTCTTTTTATTAAAGAATCCATTCTTCATTTCATTGACAATGGATTCCATCTGACTTAGTTTAATGTCAGGGTTAAAGACATTGTTATATAAGTTAGTTACAGCTTTATTTATTTCCTCTGGAGGTATAACTGTACCATCAATCTTAGCACCTACGTTAGCTGCTATATCTCTATCAAATAAATTTCTATAAGCTTCAGCTCTTTCAGATGGATTAGATTTAGCTATTCTTTGAATAAACCTATTACTTACAAAAGGTCTAGCTCTACCATTAATAGTACCTATATTATTTTGAATCCTCCAATTATCTATTTTAGCTTTAATTGGATTAGGTTCTAACTCAGATACGGCTCTACTTTGTGGGCCAATATCAGGTGTATTGATAAATGGATCATAACCTCTATCCCCTTTTGGATCTCTTATCAACCGACTGATTGCTTCATCTCTTTGAGCTTTAGTTCTACTAGATCTACGACTTAAAACACCAAAACTAATTGGGTCTTCACCTTCAAAACCTGTAGCATGTCTAGCTAAAGCCCGTTCTGCAGCTTCATCTCCGGGTATAACCTTCATAGCTTTAGACAAAGAAAATGCAGATGTAAGTAAATCTACACCAACACTCAGTCCGGCTGATTCATAGATATTTTTTTTTCTTATAACGTCTGGACTGTCACCATCTCTGGTAGCCCATGGTATATCCCAACCTAGCCACTCATTCAAAGCTGCAGCTATATTATCTTGTTCTTTAGAATGAGAAGATATAGCAGTAACAGCTGTATCTACCCCAGCATGAGCAGCTATTGTACCAAGTATACGTGTAGCTTGAGGTATAGATCTAGCAGCTGTAGCAGTCTTTAAACTACCTGTAATAGCACCTCCACCATACATTGTAGGTATAATGATAGAAGCAGCATCTCTTATAGCTTTATGAGCTGGGTGGTTAGATCTTGGTGAGTTTTCATCCCACCATTCATTAACAGGTTTTAAGAATGGTACTAATGCAGCTACATCTGAAACAAAATCAGCTACACCTAATGCTGGAGTAGAACCTGCTGCTACAATGTTTTCTAATCCTCTTGACCATTCTGGTCTATCATCCCAATCTTCTTGACTGACGTTAGCAGGTTTTTGTAAACCATATTGAGCTTTTTGTTGCTCTTCATAACCACCCCATGAGTGGTCACCCGGTCCACCTTTAACAGCATCAGCTGTGGTAGCAGGTTGAGCAGCAGCTTGTGGTGTTATCTCTGCTTGCTCTGTAGGATTACCACCTTCTGTTTGGGTTTTCCATTCTTCATATTTACGCTGTTCTGCCTGTTCAAATTTTTCTTTTTCTGGATCAGGTAAAGCGTTATTAGATTGTATTGAACTACTGTTATCCATTAACTATTCCCCATCATTAACATTTCAGTCCAATCAAGTTTATCTTTTTCTCCGTTTGGATCTAAGTTTAAATACGCATGGAAATTTGCTGGGTTTCTTAGCATATTAAAATATTGTTGTGTATTTTTATCTGCAAAATTATTAGAAGTTGATAAATCTTTATGTTTAAAACCGCTATATTTAAGAGCTACATGTGCTGAGTTAGTTGTTTGATGTGTTCCTGTAATATATTTTTGATATTCAGGTTTAATCTGTTTGAATGCTATTTTATGCATATGTAGTAAATTTGGAGGTATTTCAAAATTAGGATTAATCAACTTCATCTGTGCTTCTAAGAACATCAGTTCAGTCATCTTGACTTCACCATTTGGGCCAATGCCAAACTTACTTACATAATTAGAGACCTCTGGTGGGATACCTACATGCTTTCCTTGAGCAACATCATCAAAATATTTGGTTAGTTTAACTGGGTCTAAAAATAATTTTTCATAAGGTAGTCTAGGATTAGCAGCAAATTCTTCTGACGTTATTTCACTTAATGGTATTGGATGACGTTTAGCGGAAACAGAAAATTTAACAAAATGTGGTTTATATGTATCACCTCTTCCTGTTGTTTTTATTTGGTAATCTTTTTTAACATCTTCTTCAAATCTTTCGACAGCTTGAATTAAAACATCTCCTCTACTCAAATTTTCATCTTGAGCAAAAGTAGTAAAATATTTTTTAATTCTATTTTGCCCTACATATATTGCTAAAGCTGATGAAGCTACATCTTCAGAATCAAAGTCATAATCATTTAAAATATCTTCTACTCTTGTTTTTACTGTATTTTCAAGTATTTGTATTTCAGCTTTAGTTGGTTGGGTTGTATCTTGTTGTCTAGCAGTTTTCATCCATTTAGCTTCAGTTGCAGGTGTCAATCCATATGATTTGACAATACTAGGAGTAACCATACCTAGTTTTTCTAGTTTTTCGAGCATAGGTACCCAAACCTGATCATTAGCTTCTGACGTATGGTCTCTAGCCTGACTTACTAACATCATAGACATAGCGTTATTAGGACCATGCATTCTATCAGCTTCTGCTATCATCGTGGATAACTCACTTGGATTTAATGGTGTTTCTCTACTATTTAATTCTTGTCTAAAATCCTCAGTTTTCTTAATCAGTTCAGCTTTACGGGTTTTTGTAGATCTTTGTAAAGATGCATTAATATTATCAGTATGTTTAGTTAAAGCTTGTTCAAGTTCTATGATTTTTTTTGGAAATTGGTTACCATATAATTTTGTTTTACCATGGATTTCTAGCTCTATATTTTTAATAAATTCTAGATCAACAGAATTAAGTAAACCTGAACTAAAAGCATTTAGTTGGTTATTATGTTCTGATGCTAATACCCCAGCACGGTTTTCATTATTCGGACCAAACCTATTTTGAACATATTTCCAGTAATCACCAGTTTTAATTTTAGTCCTAGTAAGATTAGCTAATTTTCTTTCTTCTCCTTCTTTTTCATCTTTAATTATACCTTCTTTAATTGTTGTTCGTACACGACCTTCTGCTCTAAGTATTGAATCTCTAGCATACTTAGTAAGCAGTGGCATTTTAATGCCTGTATTTTCTACTACCTCATTTAAATATTCTGTTCGTATTTTTTGCCGTATTACTTCATATGCTTCTAAATTTTTTTCAGAGGTAGCGTCGTGTAATGACATCTCTCTACCTTTGACATTATATTTTAAACCTTGCTTTTTTAAAATAGCATTCGTTATATAATCTTCACCTGCATTTATAGCAACACCAACTCTAAACCCTTGATTCCCTAGAAAACCAAGTTTATGTATTTGGTTTATTTGTTCCCATGATGCACCTCTTTTACGTGCTTCTAGTACGGCAGCATTAATGCCTTTATAAGTTTCATCTAATGCACCTTCAACAGTTTGTATACTTTTAGCATCGTCCCATGAAAGTCCTAAATCTATTGCTAGATTCATTCCGAACTCTTGCCGTACTTTAGCTAAATCTGCTGCTTTTTTAACACCCAAGTCAATTGCACTTGTTGACCAGCCTTCTAATTTTTTAGCTTGTTTTTCAGCAGCTGAAAGATTAGCTTCAGCATTTTTAATTAAACCTTCATGTCTTTTATGTAAAGCCTGTCCAAAACCATCAGCAAAATAAGATTCAAGTTTTTTGTTACGTTCTCTGTCTACTTTTTCTGCTTGAAATTTAGCTTCCAAAGCTGCAAGGTAGTTCCTTTGATCTGCTTGTTCCCCTTGAGCAACATTCTGCCAACCACTAAGGTAACGTCTACCTTCTTCTAAAATTTTATCTGAGGGATCTTCGCCTTTTAGTAAGTTCCCTGAATAATCTGATTTTTGGGCGTACCCTCTAAATAGATTTGACATTGTTTGTTATTTAATATTTTTACGGGAAGAATGATTCACCGCCCATTACGTTTGACGTACCAGCCGTAGCAACCGCCATTCCTATATTAACAAGTGCATCACCGAAGCTAGTATCGTGTACTGTGTTAATTTCTCTTCTAGGTAGTGGAACTTCTTTAATAGGTTCAGGTACTTTATTATACACTGTATCAGGTATCAGTAATGGTAGTTTTTGTTGTGGTGGTGCTTTAGGAACAGTCTTAAGACTTTGTGATGCATTAATATCAGCTTGGTATTTATCCATATTAATACGTTCTCTATCAGCTTTATTCTGTTCACTAGCACTAAGAAGAGACATTTGCAATTGTTCTTTACCAAAGTCAGTTGCTGTTTTAAGCTGTTTAAATGTTAAATCAACTCCTTCCTGTGCTCTTTTAATATCTGTTTTAGCAGTAGTAAACTGGTTAGTAATATTAGAATATTGTAAATTTGTTAGTTTTGTTTTATTTTCTAAAGCAGCTGTAAGTTTTTGTACATCTAAATTATATTTATCTTCAGCATTAGATATACTATTCATTAAAGCCATTTGAGCATTACCGTGGTTTGCTAAAATAGCTTGCATAGCTTTCTCTGCAGATCTACCAACCTGACCAAGTGCTTTTTGCTGGCCTACTTTTTGTAAACTTTCTGTTTTCATACCTTGGATTTTAAATGCAGCATCTGCCTTAGTAGCTGCCATACCATCTCTTAATCCAACTTTATCTAATGCATTATTAATCAGATCAAACTCTCTATTAATATTTGTTTCTTTTATTTGAAGTTTTTCTACAGCTTTTGCTTGCTTGACTTTATCTGTCAAACCTTTAGTTTCTAAAGCTACTGATTTTCCACCTTCAAGCCATTTATTAATTAAATCTTCATTTTGAAAACCAATAGAAATTAATTGATCTTGATAAGCTCTAGCTGTATCATTTAAGGTTAATTCTTCTGCTATGTCATTAAAATCTAACTGTTCGTAATAACTAGTTACACTAGCATTATATGCTTGAACTTCGTTGGCATAAGAATAAAGACGCATGTTTTCTCTATCTTGCCAGTTAGTAAAAGCTGTTAAATCTTGATATCTAGTAACTGTTTCTCGGTTTAATTGATCTACATATTGAGCTTCTAAAGTATTAAAATATGTACTCCATTCTTTAGCTCTTTGCCAAGAGTACATCTCATTGTCATACTCAAATTTGAGATCGATTACGTCTTGATTCTCATCCCTTTTACTTGGCATAATTAATTTCTCCTATAATAACGTGGGCTGTAGTTTCCTTCCCACATCATTGAAGTTAAAGAAACTGGGAAAGGTGAATCACTAAATACTTCCC